CTCTGATAGCACCTCCTAATCGGTTTGACTGCCGAGCAGGAAATAACGACGGCCAGGATGGCGTGATTCTAAATACGAGCACAAATTAGTCACTGAGTCGCTTTGCCCTCAGATTCAAAAATCTACTTTGCTAAGTAGAAAGGGTTATATCGTCTTGCAAATAATGAGAAAAAAAGTAAATATAAAGAAACATTTATTAAATACTGGGCGAGGCTTGCCGAGCCATGGGAGTGAGAGATGAGCGGTAAAGGAAGTAAACAGCGACCGACCAATAAAGTTGAGTTTGATAAAAACTTTGACAATATTTTCGGAAACAAAGATACTAAGGTTTCTAAACCAACGGGGAAGTGCGATGAAAGAGTTAAGCGAAAAGCAGTTATTAGAGGAAATTAAGGACAAATTTGAGTACCGTGATGGTAACTTGTACTGGCGCGAAGGGAATGGCCGAAAGTCTGGCAAGTTAATAGGCGGCGGCAAAGGTTCATACAAAGTTTGCCAAGTAAAAGGAGCTTGCTATTACCAACACAGGCTAATTTTTTTGTATCACCACGGGTACATGCCTAAGTACCTGGACCACATCAACAACGAACGCCGTGATAACCGGATTGAAAATTTACGCGCTGTGTCTGCGCGGCAAAACCAGCACAACAGGTCGATCAATAAAAACAGCACAAGTGGCGTGAAGGGCGTATGCTGGCATAAGGCTGCGGGTAAGTGGATAGCTAAGATGCGCTGTGATTCAAAACATTATTATTGTGGGCTGCACAATGATATCAGTGATGCGGAGCAGGCCATCAAGGATTTGCGGGAAAAGCTTCACGGCAAATTTGCTAACCACGGATGAGGGGGAACCATGCTACTAAATACTAAAGAAGACTGGCAGCCAGATGAGGCTGACACTATCGCTTGGCAGAGATCGTATCCTGCCGTCAATGTTCACCAAGAGCTCATGGCAATGGAGTCCTGGTGCGACGCGAATCCAACCAAACGCAAAACAAAGCAGGGCATTAAGCGCTTTGTTAACTCTTGGCTAGCCAGGGCGCAGAATCAGGGCGGCTCTCCGATGGCCAAGAAGGCTGGCAAGAATGAAAGCATCAGGGCCAAGTCTATCGACATGCAGATGACTGACATCAGTTGGCTGGATACAGATGCGCAAAAGTCGATGAAGCAGTATTATCTCGACAAGTTTGGATTTTATTTTGATGGGGAGCTGAAGAATGCCTGATAAGCGATTAGAGCCCAGGTCGTCTGGCAAACATCCAAGGAAGTACAAGTTTATTGGAACCCATGACAACCTGGTGACCGGCAAGCTATACACGCTGCGCGAGATATCAATACTGACCGGCATCAAGAATAAGACCATGCACTCCAGGATGGTAGGCAGGGCTGAGGTTGGCGACAGGCAGGTAAGGGAGGTTGACGACGCATTTGGCGGTATTGGTAAGTCGAAAGCCAGCCTATATGATCGCCTGGAGACTAGCACGATGAAGCTGTCGGACAAGTTTTTAAGGGTGAAGTTATGAGCCAGGGAGACCATGTAAAGATATCGCACGCAACTGAAGTGGAAAAGAAGGTTCCGCACCTCATCAAGCGCTTGCAGGACTGGGATTACTCCATCCCTTTATCAATCAAGCTGGAGCCGTGGGTGGATACCAGGACGCTGGACCAGAACGCATTATTTCACAAGTGGTGCCGGGAGCTCAGTGACAAGTTTATAGCGAAAATTCCTGACGCTACGCCAGATGGCGTTAAGTGGATGATGAAGCATAAGTTTCTGGTGACCAAAACAATTAAGGTTGGGCAGACTACCCTAAAGGACCAGATACAAAGCACCGCAAGCCTAAAGAAAGGGGAGATGTGTTTTTTCATGGACCAGGTCTATGCCTGGGCGATTGAGAAGGGTGTTTATTTATCTTTACCAGAGTACAATGAGTACACTGAACTGAAGCGAAAGCAGGAACAATAGAATGTCCAAACTAAGCGCTAGTAAGTTAATCAGCTTTGCAGCAACTGAGCGCCAGGCCGAGATATGCCAAGCTGTTATAAATCACGGAAGCAATAACAAGGCAGCAAAAGCCCTGGGGTTGGATCGGCGCACTGTAGATAGGACGTTAAGAGCTATTGAAGGCCGGGCTGCCATTAAAGCAGTGGCACCGCACCGCAATGTAGACAATGAGACCATGGAGGGCTTTGAGGCGAAGCGAGTTTCGACTGCTTTCAACTCCGAGGGTGATATAGCCCTACAGTGGATAATCCAAGAGCCATTGAAGCGCAGCCTGCAAGAGAAGGTTGAGGCGATGATGGAGGGCATGAGGGATGACCTGGCTGGATTTAAGAAGCCGGTCAAAGCGCCAAGGAAAGTTAATGCCGACTATCTTGCCACCTATATCGTAGGTGACCACCACTACGGGATGCTCGCCGATGCCGCTACCAAGCTGGACAACGACGACTGGGATATCAAGATAGCGACCAAGGTTCTTATTGACGCTGTTGATAGGCTGTTAGTCAGAGTAGGTGACTGTGAGACCGCGATACTGTTAAACGTGGGTGACTTCTTCCACGCCGACTCAAGCAAAAACGAGACCACCGCTGGGACCAGGGTAGATGTAGATACTCGAATCGGCAAGACGTTTAAGCTGGCTGGTAGGTTGTTCCAGATGTTGATCGACAAGATGCTGACGGTCCACAAAAACGTCATAGTAGTAAATGTGCGGGGCAACCATGACAGCGATATGGCCTGTCATTTATCTAGCTGCTTGGAGATTCTGTATCAGAAAGAGCCCAGGGTAAATGTGCTAGAAAACTACTCAAAGTTTTTACATTTTGAGTGGGGCAATAATATGTGGGTCTACCACCACGGGGACCGGATAAAGCCAGAGCAGATACTGCAGACGGTTATCAAGAACCTGGACAGCGAGTGGTCATCGCATAAGAATAGGTACTGTCTCCTGGGGCATATCCACCACCATGTCAGCCGGGAGTATGGCAGCATGCAGTTCTCCTGGTTCGGTTCCCTTACTTCTACAGACCAATGGCACTCAGATTCGGGATATGGATCAGAGCGAAGCATGACGGCTATTGTCTACCATAAAAAATACGGTGAAGACTCCAGGGTGAAGATTACAGTGGAGGCTTTGGATGGGTGATGTTATTTCGCTGCATAAAAAGAAGACCCACATTAAAAGGCTTTACTGTGAATGTGGAATCGCTCTGTCGTATTGGATTGATGATCACGGTGATAGCTATGGTTTATGTCATCGCTGCGATCTTGATACGCCTGATGAAATTAAAATCCAAATTGAGGAGAATACAGAATGAAGCACGCTACAAGCGAAGACTGGCGACGATTAAAGGAATCTATACCAGCTATCGAAGATTGGCCAGAAGATGATGCGGTAAACAGCCCAAGCCATTACAGAACCGGCGGCATCGAGTGTATTGAGGCCATTGAGGAGTCTATGACCCCAGAGGCATTTCGCGGATATCTGAAAGGCAACTGCATGAAGTATTTATGGCGGTATACCTACAAGAACAACCCTGTCGAGGACCTGCAGAAAGCTCAGTGGTACCTGGCGAAGCTAATCAGCCGCGAGATATTCGACGATGCCGATTAAGCGCGACGCTGCAGACAAGTGGTTTAGTGATGTGGTCAGGCAAAAGGCTGGCTTCCAGTGCGAGCACTGCGGAAAGCAGGATGGCAGGATGGAGTGCGCACATATCTGGGGAAGGGCGGCTAAGTCGGTGCGCTGGTCTATGGATAACGCACTATGCCTGTGCCACTACTGCCATAAAGTGTTCACGGCCAACCCGCTCGACTTCAGTGTATGGCTTGAGTCGCATCTAGGCCAGGGCCACCTGGATATGCTTAGAGAGAAGTGGCAGGTGCTGATGCCAACCAACAAGAAGCTCAGGGCAGAGATAGCCAAGCACTACCGAGAAGAGCACGCCAAGATGCTCCAGGATGAAGACCACCAGCCCACCTCATATAACTAAAGGCTCTAACCAGGGCCCTTTTATTCCAAAGTGTTGTAATCGAAAAGCTTGACAGTTTATTTGTTGGGGGGTATTATTACACCTCAATCAAAAAACAAAGGTAATAAACAAATGAACATACCAGCTAAATTTGACCGAATCGTAGCGACTCAACTGAAAAACGGTAAGTACCGATTTGAAGCTGTTGAGCCTAATGGCACTAAGCACGTCATCAGAAAGGCAGGGAATCTTACAAAGGGTGTAGTGCAGTGGAAGTCGAGCATGAATCAAGTTGCACACCATTTTGGCTACAACATTGCTGAGGCTTACGCCGCAGGAGCATCTGGGTATGTTGTGAAAGTCTTCACCCCAGGTAACGGTGTCGAAGTTATACCGTTTGAGGCTTAATGATCTAACCGCCCCCTACGGGGGGCAACTAAGGGGAATAATATGAGAATCAATGAGTGCTGTTTAAAAGAGTCCAATGCTCGCATCAAGGCGCAGCAGGATATAGTGGAGAGCCGTGAGGGCTTTGTAGGGGTTTTGATAGTGTTGATCATCTTTGCCCTGGTATCAAATATGTCTTACTTTGACTGTAAAAACCTGGGGGTGTGCTAATGAGTTACAAAATACTAAATGAAGCGGTGGGCTTAATTCGTGATGAAAACCCATTGTGGGAGGGCAGCTACCAAAGTTTGCCTGACATTGCTAAAGACGGGATGATAGCATTATGGCTTGCAACTCACCCAACCTGGATGGATGACGTATTTCCACACACAGTCAGCGATAAGCGCATGCTGGCTTTGGAGTGCGTTTACAGCGAGGACGCAACCTCAAGGATGGCTGCTGCTATGTTCCGTGATGCTGCAGAACGCAACGCCAAAGATGTGGACAATGATGCCTATTTGTCTGAGGCTTTGGACGACTTTGAGGGAATCCTGGATAGCCCTGACTTCTTGGAGGAGATACGCGAGCAGATATACTCGTATCTTGAGCCAAGCATGGAGGAGCTTGTGATGGATTCATTTGCAGACCTTTGCCATATTGATAGAATTGCTATGGGGAGCCATTAATGAATATCTACTTGCGTGAGATTTACGAGCTTTGTGCTCAACTCGATCCACCTTTGGACCCAATAAAAGACAAGCAATACTTTGTCTCAGTTTTGGATGAAATACAACGTGTAGCAGTGGAGGGATTAAATGAGCGATCAATTGATGAGCAGTAAGATAAGGGATGCGCACCGCTTTGCGGATAAAGCCATCAGGCAGTCTTACATCGAGGCAAAAGCCAGTAGTTTTAGAGCGTGGGTCACTGAGCCGGTAGTAGTGTATAAGATACACCTTATTGCCACGACCCTTTTGCTAGCCGCTTTTGTAGGGTACGAGTTAATGATTTACCCCCTAAGCTGAGGTCTCCCTTGACCTTTTGACCTGGCCTAGTCCACCAGGAGCTGAAACGGACTGTTATTTACCAAGTCGAGTGATGCTATGAAAGTAAAAATATATCAATTGATCGAGCAAATAGTGGAAGTTGGTGCAGAGGCTGGGTACAACAGGGCGCACAAACATACCGATACGCCTAATGCTGAGACAATAAAGCAATGCATACAGCAATACATAATGGATGGGTTTCATGAACACTTTGAGTTTGATTTAGAAGAGTAGTATCCGACACAATTTTCTAGGCTCGTTAAAAGTCGTTGCGAGCCTTACCCCCACCCCCTCAGACCGATTTGTACTTGGCTGGGGGGTTTTTTATGCATTACAATGTATATTGCAGCATTCATTTAGGTAGTTTTAGTCATTATTGCACACCGAGACTGTGCATATCATTAATGGTATAAGCTAAATAATAAACTGTCATTTCCGATCATATCTGGGTATCTATACAATGCGCACCTAATCAACTGAGAGGTGTATTGTGGTACTGTACGGAGTAATTGTAGTAACTATAGGTCTTCTGGCAATAGCGAGGGAAGACCTGGTCTAACCTGTAATCCGAAAGGTTTACATTCGCAGTAAAAACATGGACAATGCCTTTATTCTATTGACATAAAGGTGTCGCATGGAAAATTTAAACTTATCAAAAAGTCTTGAGGATTGCTTTGAGTGGGAGCTCAATGATCAGATCATTCGCTTTGACTCGATAATTGAGTCGCTGATGAGCACTGACGTGCCACGATCACAGTTCCGCGATGAGCTGATTGACTGGCAAGACGACGTAGCCAACCTGGTGGATGAGGTATCAGCCCTGGAGCCTTACGAGGGCTTCCGGGAGTTTGCCACTATGGCAGAAGAGCTGTTTGGGACTGAGGTTTAGTCTAGTGCGTAAATTCTCTGTTGGGGGTATAATCGGATGATGATTAAACTGACGACAGATGAAGACGTTCACGAGGCCGATATGGACCTGGTCCGAGACTACGCCGAGGCGCTAGTGGACCGGGATAAGCAAATGATGATTGAGGTGCTGTACCTGACTCACCAGCGCATGGAAAGAACATGCCGGTGTTTTGAGGTTAACTGCACTTGTGACCT